CCTGCTGGCCATGGGCGGGCGTCAGTTCAAAAGCCCCACAGGTGTCGGCGACCCGTCCCCGCGCGGCTCGGCTGCCGGCCGCTCTTTCGGCGTCAGTGGATATGGTGGCCCCGGCGGCGCAGGAGGATTCGGCAGCTCGGGAACAGGCAATGCTACCCAGCCGGGCGCCGATGGTGTGATCGGCGGACTGGCTATGGGCAATAGCTCGACCGGGGACTACGGAAACGTCGTGCCCGGAGATCCCGGCTACAGCGGTGGAGGCGCCGGAGGCACGGGCGTCGCCGGCAGCGCGACACGGGGAGGCCACGCAGCCCCCAACTCTGGCGGAGGCGGAGGAGGCGGCGGTTCGTCCGGGATCGGTCAGCATGCCGATGGCGGCAATGGCGGAAGCGGCTTTGTACGCGTCTGGTGGTACGAATGAGTAAGCAGGACCTGCATTTCGCACTGATCAAGGCCGACCGCGTGCACAACATCATCGTTGCGGACGAGGAATTCATCGCCGAGTTGCAGACGCGCCAGCCATCACTGTGGGACAGCATCGAGCCAGTGGCAGGCGACTGCGCGATCGGCTCCGTCAGAACAGGCACAGGCTGGCAGATCTCCACCGAAGATCAAGCGCCTGCGCCCATAAACACGCCCATAACCGAACCCGACGAATTAGCCGCAGGGCGCGTGTCGGCGGTCAATGCCACGGAGGTACAGGGATGAGTTTCGATCCCATCACGAATGCAGGCGTCAAGGCGCTGCAGGGTCAGGTCAACACGGTGCAGTCGCAGACGACTGCGCTGACGACGAAGCTGGCGCAGATCGAGAGCGCGCTGGCGAGTTTGAATACCGCTCAAGCTTCTTCGCGCAAGCCGTTGAGAGTGACGGAGTACACGTCGGGGGCGGGGACGCACACGTTCCTGCCGGAAAGCACGCATCAGTACATCACCTTAGTGGGCGCAGGCGGTGCAGGTGGAGCCGGATATCTCTCCGGTTCGCAGCACATCCAAAATGGAGGCGGATCTGCGGGCTACGAACTGCGTTTGCGGATGGCCCTGACCGCCACAGCTGCCTACCAAGTGGGCGCAGGTGGCGGCACATCAGGAGCCCAAGGCGGAAGGACTGTACTTGGCGCGCTCGCGGTCAGTGGCGGAGCCGGCGGGTCTTCTGATCGCAGCTACACCCCACCCCCTCAAGTCGGGACTGGTGGCGTTGAAACGGGAGAAGCGGGCTCGTTCGCCAAAGGCGGCAATTCGACCATGGGCATCGGAGGCCAGTGCTACGGCCTCTACGGCTCGATACCGTTGGGCTATGCAACGGGATACGGCGCAGGTGGGGGAGGCTCATACGGCCCTGGCGGCTTCAGCCCAGGGACCGGGGGTTACATCCGTATCGAAGAGTACTGAACCAAACGCTGAACGAGCGAGGCAAAAACCTGGGCACTCCCGTTTCGTAACGCTCGCTCCTTGCCATCCACTTAGCTCCGGCGCCGTTGCGACCGGAGCTTTGCCATGCCCGACCCAAACGACAGACACGCCAAACCAAGCCTCTGTGCAGCCCTCCGGCACAGCCAAGGTCGCTGGTGCCCAAGCCCCCGCCGCGAGAACATCAATGCAACCCGGGCACAACGCCAGCGGCCTTGCAGGCTGCAGGCGCTGTGCCCGGCCAGGACAACAGGCCGCCTTGGCTGCATGAACTTCAGCATGACACAGACCATCACTGTCGATTCCATCAACACCGCAGCTTGCGCAAAGGTGCCTGCATGAGCCTGGATGCCGTCATCAGTGCCGATCTGGTGAAGACGCGGGCGGAGATTGCCGCGCTTAGCAATGCTTTGATATCCGCGCGCAACGAGATTGCAGGACTGTCAGGGCAAATCAGCAACGGGAGTGCGATCAAGAGTGTCCAGAGAATAAGGCTCAGACCTGCCTACAACTATGAAGGAGCTTACTCAGACGCGACTATCACAGCGATCAATCCACAAAAGACTCTTATTTTGATTCGAGGAGTTTACGTGGGCTCAACCCTCTATGGCAGGTTCGATTGTGAAATCATCAATCCCACGACATTGCGCTGCTATAGCGCTGGATACAGCGGGGGGTACGTCCCCCTCCCAGAGATGGACATCCAGGTGGTGGAGTTCAAGTAATGCCCCACCACTACGCCCAGCTCACCCCCGCCGGCGTGGCCTTCGCCATCACCGAGACGCACGCCGAGCTCGACGCTCCCGACCTGCTCCCCCTGCCCCGCTACGACACCTCGGTGCTCGGCCGCCGCTGGACCGGCACGCACTGGGAAGACGTGGCGCAGGCCTTGCCTGACGAACAGGCAGCGTCCAACGAATCCGCCCCCCGCCACATCACCCCCCACGCCCTGCGCCGCCGCTTCACCGTGGTCGAGCGCACGGCGCTGGAGTGGGCCGTGGTGGACCGCGCCGAGGCGGGCGAGGCCGACCGGCTCAACGCGGCCACGCTGCGCTCACTGCTCAAGGACATCGAGCAGGCGCGGCAACTCGATCTTGACGACCCCGAACTGGCCGACAGCCTGCGCCAGTTCGAGGCCTTCGGACTCATCGCCGCGGGGCGTGCCCAGGAAATCCTGGACGGCCCCGTACAAGCCCACGAACAGCCGTGACCACCCCTTTCTGACGACAGCCCCACGGCCCAACCACCCCCCAACCCGGAGAACACCATGGCGACAGCCCCGTTCCATCATGGCATTCGCGTCACGGAAGTGAGCGAAGGCATCAATTCCATCCGCATTGTGTCCACGGCCGTGATCGGCCTCGTGGCCACTGCCAGCGACGCCGATGCGGCCACTTTCCCGCTGAACCGTCCGGTGCTGGTCACCAAGGTCGATGCGGCCATCGGCAAGGCCGGCACCAAGGGCACGCTGGCCCTGGCGCTGAACGCCATCAAGGAGCAGTGCCGCCCGGTGCTGGTCGTCGTGCGCGTGGCCGATGGCGAAGGCGCCACCGAGGCCGAACGCCGCACCGACCAGGACGCCAAGGTCATCGGCACCACCGCCGGCAACCAGTACACGGGCCTGCAAGCGCTGCTGGCGGCCCAGGCCCAGCTCGGCGTCAAGCCGCGCATCCTGGGCGCGCCGGGCCTGGACAGCCAGGCCGTGACCGACGCGCTGGCGTCCGTGGCCATCAAGCTGCGCGGCTTTGCGTATGCGGCGGCCATCGGCAACGATGTGGCCGAGGCCCAGGCCTACCGCGAGCACTTCGGCCAGCGCGAACTGATGCTGCTGTGGCCCGGCTTCAAGGCACTCGACCTGTCCACCGCCGCCGTGCAGGACGCCTCGCCCGTGGCCTACGCCCTGGGCCTGCGCGCGCGCATCGACCAGGAGCAGGGCTGGCACAAGACGCTGTCCAACGTGCCGTTGTCCGGCGTGCTGGGCATCTCGCGCGATGTGCACTGGGACCTGCAAAGCCCCGATACCGAGGCCGGCATCCTCAACCAGGCCGGCATCACCACGCTGATCCAGAGCCAGGGCCACCGCTTCTGGGGCTCGCGCACCTGCACGGACAGCGAGCTGTTCCGCTTCGAGTCCAGCGTGCGCACCGCGCAGGTGCTGGCCGACACCATGGCCGAGGCGCATTTCTGGGCCGTGGACAAGCCCATGCACCCCAGCCTGGTCAAGGACATCCTGGAAGGCATCAACACCAAGTTCCGCGAGTTGAAGGCCCTGGGCTACATCCTGGACGGCAAGGCCTGGTACGACGAAACGGTCAACGAGACCGCCACGCTCAAGGCCGGCAAGCTGGTGCTGGACTACGACTACACGCCCGTGCCTCCGCTGGAGGACCTGGGCTTTCGCCAGCGCATCACCGATCGCTACTTCGCCGACTTCGCCCTGCGCGTGGGCACCGGCCAGTAAGCGGCGGCCGCACCCGACACACCCAATACACCGAACACACCGGATACACAGGAGAAAAGCACCATGGGACTGCCCCGCTCTCTCAAGAATTTCGCCACCTTCGTGGATGGCAACTCGTACATCGGCGACATGCCCGAAGTGGGCTTGCCCAAGCTCACCCGCAAGATGGAGAAGTACCGCGCCGGCGGCATGAACGGCGAGGTCAGCCTGGACTTCGGCATGGAGGCCATCGAGGCCGACCTGACCGCTGCCGGCTACATGAAGGAGTTGATCTCCACCTGGGGCACGCTGCGCCACGACGGCGTGCTGCTGCGCTTCGCCGGCGCCCTGCAGGGCGATGACAGCGAAGGCGTGGACTCGCTGGAAGTGGTCATGCGTGGCCGCTTCTCGGAGTTCGACCCCGGCAAGGCCAAGGCCGGCGACAAGACCGAGATCAAGTACAAGCTGGCCGTCAGCTACTACCGCCTGTCCATCAACGGCCAGGTGCTGATCGAGATCGATCCGGTCAACTTCGTCGAAGTCGTCAACGGCATCGACCGCCTCGCGCAGGTCCGCGCCGCGCTGGGCATCTGAGCCTGGCTCACCTGACCTGACCTCACCGGGCCCCACCGGGCCAGTTGGCCCGGTCCTCCTCTTTTCTTCACCCGAACGCTGACACACCATGGACACCACCAAGCCCCAGGAAGACCTCCAGAACCAGGCTGCCGCCAATGCGGCCGCCCTCGCATCGGGCGATGCGCGCGAGATCACGCTCGACGTGCCGCTCAAGCGCCCCGGCGGCGACCTGGCCCGGGTGCTGGTGCGCCGCCCCAATGCCGGCGCGCTGCGCGGCCTGTCGCTGGTCGAGCTGCTGCACATGAACGTGACCGCGCTGCAGACCCTGCTGCCGCGCGTGACCGAGCCCATGCTGCACAAGGCCGAGGTGCTGCAGCTGGACCCCGCCGACCTGGTGACCCTGGGTACGGAGGTGGCCTCTTTTTTGGTGCCGAAGGCGCAGAGGGAGCAATTCCCGAGCGCGTAGAGGACGCCATGGCCGACCTGGCCATGGTCTTCCACTGGCGGCCGGCGGACATGGAGGACATGTCGCTGGCCGAACTCGGCCAATGGCATGAACGGGCGCGCGAGCGCTATGAAAGCCAGGACTGAGCCAGTACTGAGCACCACCTCCACTCCATCGCCCGCCTCTCGCCCCTCTCTTGCACGCCCCTTGCCCATGACCTCCACCCAACGCCAACACCGCACCGGCCAGGGAGCCCTCCATGGCCGTTGACACCCTGCGCCTGGACGAGGTGCTCAAGCAGGCCGAGCGCGTGCACCAGCCCCTGGCGCTGCTGGGCAGAACCAGCAGCAACACGGCCAGGGAACTCAAGGAAACGGTCGACCAGTTGAAGAAGCTGCAGCAGCAGCAAACCCAGCTGGGCGACTACCGCGCGCTGCGCAGCGGCCTGGCAGACACCACGGCACGGCTGCGCGGCGCGCGCCAGCAGATGGCCCAGCTGCGGCTGGAATCGGGCGCGGGCGAGCAGCCCTCGCGCGCCATGCTGCGCGCGCTGCGTTCGGCCCAGGTCGAGGAAGAGCGCCTGGCGCTGCTGCGCGCCACGCAGCGATCGCGCCTGATGGACATGCGCGAAGGCCTGCGCGGCGCGGGCGTGGACACGGGCAACCTGTCGGCGCACGAGCGCAAGCTGCACAACGACATCCGCGCCACCACGGCCCAGATGGAAAAGCAGCGCAAGGTGGTGGCACCGGCCGCCCAGCGGCTGGAGAGAATCGACGCCCTGCGCGAGCAGAGCAAGACCCTGGCCGATCGCGGCCAAGCGCTGCGCGAGACGGGCGGCAAGATGCTGGCGCCCGTGCGCGCCGTGAGCCAGGCCTTCATGACCGACGACCAGGCCGCCGCGCAGCTGCGCGCCACCATGGCGGGCAGCAACGGCAAGCCGGGCGCCGATTACCAGCAGGTGCTGGACTTGGCCAAGAGCCTGGGCACCGACATGCCCGGCAGCACGGCCGACTACATCGCGATGATGAACCAGCT